ATCATGTGCTTCGCACTCTATGTTCTATCATGGCCGCGCCATGGGTATGGTTTAGGTGGTGCGATTTAGTACACAAAAACGCTTTGCCTGCATCTTTTTTGCATCACGTTATACGCGAGCGGCCCGAAAGAATATTACGCGCATAGGCGGATATGTCCAAAATACGACAGCCGGACAACACATTGTTACAAAAATCCTGGTCCCGGCGCAACATTGTTACAATATGGGAAAAACACAGTAAAATCAACGGTTTACGCGTGTGAGCTTGACGGGTACGCATGGGCCAGGCCCCCCTTACCAGTTACATGTACATGGGTACGACACAAAATTAGGTTTTTAGAAACGTATACCAGTGGCGGCGGGTGCACCGCAGCGGCCCCCTACGTCAGTTTTTAGGCAAAATAATAGCTAGCAAGGGTTTTACGCCTTAAACTAGCTGAATGGATTCCGTAATTTTCTTATTCTTCTGGTTGGTTCTTGTATTTTCTTGGTAGTTTTTTCTTTTTGTTTGGTATTACTGTATATTTCTTTTTCCAAGCTTCTTTTGCTACTGGATTTATCACTTGAATTGTTGTAATCTTTTTTATCATTTCTTTCTACCTCCACATAATCAAAGCTATACACTGGAGATTTGTATGTTTTATGTCTACTTTTTGTAATTCTAGTAAAATCAAAGTACTTTTTTTTATTTCTTTTCATATTTTGCTAATCTTAGGTTGTTCCGGAAAAAGAAAAAAGGGGAAAAAAGAAAAAGGAAGACAAACTATAGGCTTTTTAGACCCCCTTGTCAACCCCTAAAAAATGCAATGCGCATAACTTTTCTATATATGTCTAGAAAAATAGAAAAATATTCTAATATCTAAAGCATGTACTGGTAACGTTAAGAAAGTCAATAATATTATCTTCACAAATGCAACTAATTATGATACAATATGTACAATTGTAAATTTATCCAGTGTTGAGGATGTTAAAAAACGTTGGTTGCTGAGATTAATTTACTGTTAAAGACCTGATGCTGTACTTATTCCTGCGGGGTTCGCTATAGCCACTCTAAGGCATCATGTGGGCGGAGTCTTGACAACGTTGGGTTCCGTCCATCTTTTTTATAACTCTTAGAAAAGGCTAAGATAATGTTCACAGCATTCATAATGATTTGTTCTATCTCTATTGCAGATGGCTGTATGGAGCTAGAAGACGTTAGAGGACCATATGAATCACGCTATGTATGTAAAGAGCGTGTAGATGAGATGGTGTATAGCATGATACCCGTTATTCCACCGGATTCGGAAATAAAATGGAAATGTCAGCATAATCCTATTCAAAACCCCGGAGTAAATACCTAATGGCTGCAACCCCAAAGAATAAAGCTTTGTACTCACGTGTCAAGGCGGAAGCAAAAAAGAAATTTAAGGTGTACCCATCAGCTTATGCTAACGCATGGCTTGTAAAGACGTACAAGAAGCGCGGTGGAACCTATAAGTAATGGCTAAACCAAAGGGCGGACTGACAAAGTGGTTTAAAGAGGACTGGCGGGACGTAAAAACAGGCAAAAAATGCGGTCGTTCCGGTTCTGAAAAGAAAAAACGCCCTTATCCAGCTTGTAGACCCGCTAAGGTTGCCAGCCGCATCACTAAAAAGGAAGCGGCAAAGAAGACTGGGCCAGCAAAGGTGAAATGGTCTGTAACTGCCTCCGGCAGGAAGCGTAGTACCACAAAAAGGAAGTCTAAATAATGGCACCACGTAAGAAAGATGTACCTATACGTAAGACTACTACGGGTAAGGGTGCAAACTACCGCCCAACTAAGTCGGGTGCTGGCATGACTGCTAAGGGTGTGGCTGCGCATAGACGCGCTAATCCGGGCAGTAAATTAAAGACAGCCGTAACAGGCAAAGTTAAAAAAGGCAGTAAAGATGCAAAGCGGCGTAAATCGTTTTGTGCTCGGTCTGCTGGGCAAATGAAGAAGTTTCCTAAAGCTGCAAAAGACCCGAATAGTCGTTTGCGTCAAGCACGAAAGAGGTGGAAGTGTTAAACTTACTAATCGGACCAATTGCAGAAATTGCTGGCACATGGATGTCAGGCAAAGTAGAACAAACAAAAGCTAATGCACAGACTAAGGTAGCTAAAGCGCAAGCTGAAGCTGTCGTCATGCAGAAAAAAGCTACCGGTGAGATTGACTGGGACTTGGAGATGGCCAAGGGGTCTTCTAACTCTTGGAAAGACGAATGGCTTACAGTTTTATTTAGTATACCCCTAGTTATGGCCTTCGTGCCTGGAATGGAAGAAATAGTTGCAAATGGATTTCAACAATTGGAGCAAATGCCTGAATGGTACCAGTACAGCTTGGGCGTTATTGTTGCTGCAAGCTTTGGAGTCCGCTCGGCAACAAAGTTCTTTGGAAAAAAATAATGAAATTTATAAGAAAAATAATAGATAGATTACTTAATTCAATTGTACCAGTTGAATTCGGCGGTGATATGGCGGAGCACAGGAAGCATACAACTAAGTATGAGGATTTGTGTAAGTAATGACTGTAGAAGCCTTTCTAAAATGGAAGATACTTCCTAGATTTATGATGTTAGCCAGCACAGTAATGTCTTGGCGGTGCGCTGAATGGTTCATGGATTTGCCCGACCCTACGGCGTCACAATCTGCTTTCGTAAGCGTAGTAATGGGCGTGATGACAGGTGTCTTTGGAATTTGGATGGGGCACGAGCATAAAGGGGATAATGTAGTTGAAAGCCGCAGCAACAAGACTAAACGAGGCTAGCGAAGTCACTATTCCTTTACGGAATTTGATTAGTATGATTGCGTTTACTGCAGTCAGCGTCTGGGTTTATTTTGGCCTAACCGAACGTATTTCGTTTCTTGAACACAACTTAGAATTGACTATGCAAGAGGTTGAAGAAAATGACGACTGGATTGATAAGTTTGAGCCACCTAAATCTGTACAGGATACAGTGGGTAGAGTCCACGAACTAGAAATAGAACTGGCCAAACTAAAGTTGCAGATAGAAAATCTGCATGACTAAAAAAAGTCCTTGTGTAGGAATTTGCGTTCTGGATAAAGAACGTATAAGATGCATCGGCTGTGGGCGTACCATGGACGAAATTATTAACTGGGGTAAAACTAAATGAAGTACGATAGAGCACATTATATTGAAAAGCTGATAAAGCACGAAGGCATTGTGCTGAACGTATATAAGGATTCCCTAGGAATTGATACTATTGGTATCGGCAGGAACTTAGAAGACCGTGGTATTACTCAAGAAGAGCTAGACGATTTAGATATTCCTAACATGGGTCACATCTATGAATACGGCATAACTGAAGAAGATGCGGTTTACTTAGCCACTAACGATATTGAGATTGTTGAAGAAGAGCTATGCCGAGCCCATAGTTGTGTAGAAGAATTAGATGCTGTACGTCAGTTAGTTGTAATGGATATGGCTTTTAACATGGGTGTGCCACGTCTTTGCAAATTTAAAAATATGTGGGCGGCTATTTATGACGGTGATTACAATACTGCAGCTGTAGAAATGCTGGATTCACGTTGGGCTACACAAGTTGGCACACGTGCGATTAAGTTATCCAAAGCTATGGAAGAGGGGAAGTTTTCAAATGACTAATAAAAATAGCGGCTATTCTGGGGTGGATATGTCCGTAATTTCTACCAAACGTGAAGAAGCACCAGAAAGTACATCCACTGATTTGCCAAAACCTTATCCAGCTAGTGCCCCTCCAAGAATGCATAAGGAATATTATGAAAAATACGTAGCCCCTAAGATTACAGGAAGCAAGGCTATTGATGCCACTCTTTTTAAATATGCTAAACGTGCTGAGGCTGCTGGTGCTAAGTTACCAAAAATGCTACAAGGCAAAACGTTCCAAGAATACCTAGAATCACAGGGTATGAAAACAACCGCTAAAAAACGTGGCGGAACAAACCTTCGTAAGCGGAAGCCTACACCATCTATTATGGAATTGCCCACTGTTGGTAAAAAACAACGTTAATGCATCGTGTAGAAGCTGACATACGAAAGTGGTCACATGAATTTCTTGAAGTACCTAATGAGAAACTTAATGGACTACCCCCGTGTCCCTATGCAAAGCAAGCATGGCTAGACAACAAAGTTGTATTCAGTGTCAACACCGGAATTGATGGCCTAGCTAAAGAAGTTGCAGACTTTGACCAACATGATTATGATATAGTTGTATGGGCTAGCGAATATTTACCTGATATGCACTACTTGGATGGGTGGTGCGATGGCGTAAACGAAGCCATGTCCATTGCCGGTAAAGATATTCATCTAATGGTATTTCATCCAGATTATGATGCTGAAAAAGCAGGTCTAGGATTTTTAATTGAAGACGGTGTAGTAGACAATAGCCTTACCTACTGCATGGTATTTGTACAAAGGCTATCAACCCTTGATGATGCAGCATTGAGTCTGGAGAAATCTGGGTATTATAAACACTTTCCTACGGATGTGTATGAATCATTAGTAATAGAGAGAAGGAACTTACGTAATGAAGGGCAAAACTAAAATGGCATCTAAGAAAATGCGCGGCGGCGTTGCAACTAAAAAAATGCGCGGTGGCGGAATGGCTAAAATGGCATCTAAGAAAATGATGCGCGGCGGTGTAGCTAAGAAAATGATGCGCGGCGGGACGACAAAAAAGAAATGAGAAAGCAAGCACTTTATTACTTTGCAATGGCTTTGCTTAATATTGGTAAGCCCTTTACTTGTATCGGTAACTGGTTTTGGAAAAAGCACAGAGATGTGCTAGACTGGAATAAGTAATGCCGGTATTAGGGGGCGGCTCAAAGTTCCGTACAGAAATAGTGGCGCTGGGTACTACCAACAAAACTAATGTGTACACTGTACCTGCAAACTTTTCTTCACATTTAGAAAACTTGTTTGTAAGTAACAATCACACAGGCAACGTGACTTTGAGCCTACATCTTTTTCATGCAGACGATAATACAGAGTATGACCTACTGACTACACATGCTATTTCAGGGGGTTCATATGAGTCTATCTTTACTGTAGACAGACCTTTGTATCTACACGCTGGTGATATCATCAAATGCACAGCGGATACAGCAAGCAAGCTAGTTGTTACCACATCATGTGAAGAATTTTTTGACCCTAATAGATAGGATACAGAATGCCGCCACGTAATCATAAAGACTGGATTAAAACGCCCAAAGTTGAATATATCAATTCACTCATTTACTCCGACCAGTCTTTATATGAGCAGGAAGTAGAAAATATATTCTCCAAAGTGTGGGTTCCATGCTTTCATAAAAGCGAACTTCCTAACTCTGGCAATTTCAGAACCGGTCAAATAGCAGGGCAGAATATCCTTGCTTATAATACTGGTAAGGAAATTAGAGCATATCGTAATTATGACGTACTACAGCCTTCGGGTACTTTTGCCGCCCCACTAGTTACGTCAGAGCCTAAGTTACATTGCGAGGTGAAGCATGGTGGTATGGTTTGGATTACGTTAGACCCCAATCCTACCATGTCAGTGGAGGAATGGACTTGCGGTGCTTTTGATTGTATTGCTGATGCGATTGATACGGAAGAAATGGAAGTCTTTCACTACCACAAAGCCGTAATAAATACTAACTACAAGCTGTGGCACGATACTAATAGCGAGTTCTACCATGATTTCATGCATTACTTCAATCGTGTATCAGGATTTAACGATGAGTATTTCGCTAGAAAGAATATCCCTTTTGATAATGGTCATGTTAACGTCAGCAGCTTTACTGTTAACTATGAAGAGTATGACGGATTTGAGGATAGGGGGGAGTTATCTTTTCCCAATCTGCCACCAAACCAGTGGTACATGGTGGACTTATTCCCCGGCTATAACTTTAACTTACGTGGCAGTGCCTACCGTAGTGACAGCGTAACACCACTAGGACCAAACAAAGTACTGATTGAGTTTCGTGGATATGGCTTGAAGAAAGATACCCCTGAAGAACGGCAGACACGCATCAAACATCATAACTCTATCTGGGGACCATTCGGTAGGAACTTACACGAAGATTTGATTGGCGTAGCTGGTCAGGGCACAACAATGCGTACCGGCACAGAACCTCGTAACATTCTGCATGGTAGACACGAGAATGGTACAATACATGATGAAGTTGGGATGCGCCACTACTATGCTGAGTGGAGCAAGTGGATGGGCGTAGAAGCGAGTAGCCCATGTCAATTGGCGGCGTAGTAATGTTTTGTGTCGCTGTTGCGAACTCCTCAGAGGTAAGCATAGTTGTACACGATACTCATAAATGGCTATCCCTTTGTCATGTAGCTGTAACTGAACACGGATTTGATAATCCTGATGCAAATTGCTTTTGTGTTAAAATGGATAAAGAAAAAAAGTGATTGTATTTGTATTATATGTGTACTTGGGTGCCAATGTAATAGACCAAACACAGAAGTTTGTAGACATGGATAGAT